CAATGGCTTTCTCCAGCGGCGTGGCGTTCGGCGGCAGCAGGTAGGACATGGTCAGCCCTCGCCCAGCTCGATGGCGGTGCAGTACGGCGCCTGCACGTCCGTGGTGGCGATATCGGCCAGCGGTTCGGCCAACTGCACGCGCTCCACGCCGGTGATATGCAGCGCGGCCATGATGCCGGACACGGCCACCTCGCGGCCAATCTGGCGGCATTCCTCGGCGTAGGCCTGGACGCGGCGCAGCGCTTCGGCTACCACCAGGGAGCGGTCAGGGCCGGGAAGCATGAACAGCGTGGCGCGAATCGCAAAGGGCACGATGCCAGCGGACTGCAGCAGCACGTGGTCGGTCAGCGGCCGCACCGTGGCCGCGCTCAGGGTCGCAGCCACCTTGTCCAGCAGCGCCTGGCTGGCGGTGCCGTCGCCCTCGCGGGACAGCACCGTGACCAGCACGCGGCCGTCCTCTGGGCTCTTGACGGCGATATCCAGCACCGCGCCATCGGCGCCCATGGCGTGCGACTTGTAGGCATCGGCCGGGCCGGCCACGGAAAAGCCCAGCGGGGCCAGCTGCGCGCGCTTGCGCAGGTCGGTGTTGCCTTCCTTGACCTCGGCCACGTTGTTGTCGGGATCGGCCGGCGTGACCACCAGGCGCTGCACGCCCAGCAGCGCTACCAGGTTGTCCAGGTCGCCATCCATGGCAAAGGCCAGGAAGTTGGCGCGGGCCGCGTCGTTGACGCGCTGGCGCCAGGTGATTTCCTCGTAGGAGTTTTCCTGCAGCAGCATGGCCATGGGCTCGGAATCCATTTCCAGGGCGGCGGTGTAGTCCGCCACCTGGTCGGCCGGAACCAGGGACAGCAGGCGGGCCTTGCGGCGCGCATAGATCGTTTCATAGTCCAGTGTCTCCACCACGCCAGGAAATGGCAGCTGGGACAGGTCGATGGGCGTGGCCACAGTCATGGCGGGTTGCTCCTTACTTCAACTTGACCCGGACGGATACCGCATCCGGGGAAATGGTGGTGGTGCCCTGCACGTCGATGACGACAGAGCCAGGCGCGGCCGGATCCAGGATCAACAGCACGCGGGTCAGGCGCAGGCGGGGCTCGTACTTCATCAGGCACGTGGCCACGGCCGCATACAGGCGCACGCACGTGGCCGGGTTGGTCGGCGCGTCCACCAGGTCGGCCAGCTCGGAACCGAACAGGCGGCGGCACACGCGGGTGAACAGCGGCGTGGTCAGGCATTTGCCGATGGACTGGTTCAGGTGGGCCATGCCGTCGATGGCCAGGCCGGTGGTGGCATCCATCCCCCTCATGGCAGCGGCGGCCCCACTCGTTTGCCGTCGCCCATCTCCATGTGGCCGTGGCCGGTCAGGGTGATGTTGCCCGCCTTGACTTCGCTGGCGGCGGTCACGTTCTTGGCGGTCATGTCGCCGTCCACGTTGAGCTTGCCAGTGCAGTGCGTGGTGGCGGCGTCCAGCGTGATGGTGTCGGCCTTGACGGTCGCGGTGTCGGCCTCGATGGTCGCGGTGGCGGTCTTGATCGTCACAGAACCGGGCGAGGAAAGCAGGACGGTGGCGCCGTCCGGCAGCTCGACCACCAGCTGCTGGGTGTCGTGGTCGTACTCGATGCGCGCGCCATCGGGGAACAGGCGCGTGTGCGTGGTCGGCTTGTTGCTCGGTGGGGCGTTGTCGTTGGCGTACAGGCCGCGCAGCACCACGCCCTCGGCCGGGTCGCCGCCTGGGCACAGCAGAATGATCTGCTCGCCCTCGTCTGGGGCTTCCCAGGTCAGGGTCTTGCCGGCGGCCAGCGTCAGCCAGGGCAACCAGTTGGTTTCCAGCTCGCCCGTGGCCACGCGGCACACCGCCTTGTCATGATCGACCGCCAGCACGGTGCCCTTGCGCACCAGGTTCAGCAGCAGCCGTAAAAGTTCGTTCATATCCATGGCCACGATGGTGCCTCGCGCGCACGTGGAGCGCAGCAAGGCGGCGCTGTGCCCGCAGCCGGTACAGCGCCCGCCTATCGCCCGGCGCGGCAGGCGTGCAGAGAATGTTGGGCGCCGCGTCAGTGTCGGCGCGTCATAACAAGATATGGAATTACCGTGAACATAGAGAGCAACAGCACGCCGGCAGCTCCGGCCTATCCCCTCAACCAGCTGCACCAGGTCGATGCCCTGCACCTGGTCAGCAACCTGCCCGACGACTCCCTGGACATGCTGCTGACGGATCCGCCCTACTCGTCCGGCGGCCTTCACGTGGGATCCCGCACCAAGACCACCAGCAAGAAGTACATCAACAGCAGCACCAAGGCGCAGTACCAGGACTTCATCAGCGACAACATGGACCAGCGTTCGTGGCAGTTCTGGTGCCACGCCTGGCTGTCGCAAGCGCGCCGGGCGCTCAAGCCTGGCGGGATCGTGGTGTGCTTCATTGATTGGCGCCAGCTGCCGGCGCTGACCGATGTGGTGCAGGCGGCAGGCTTCACCCTGCAGGGCCTGGCGGTGTGGGATAAGACGCCGGGCCGTTACCGGCCGCGTCGTGGTGGTCTTGCCCAGCAAGCGGAATTCATCGTCTGGGCCAGCAAGGGCGCGCTGCCGCAGCGCGAGGTGTACCTGCCTGGCGTGTTCCAGGCCCGCCTGGACATGCCAAAGCAGCACCTGACGGAAAAGCCGCTGGACGTGGCCCGCCAGATCGTGCGCCTGGTGCCACCTGGTGGCGTGGTGTGTGACTTGTTCGCCGGCTGCGGCACGTTCCTGATAGCCGCGAAAGAGGCAGGCCTGCCCTGGGTCGGCAGTGAACTGGATGACCACTACCACGCGCTGGCCAGCAAGCGCCTGGCGGCCGTCAAGGCGCCGCCGGCGGGCGAACTGATGGCGGCCTAGCGCGCCAGGTGTTCCAGCAGCTTGTCGCGGATCATGTCGCGTTCTGCCGGCGTGATGCCCAGCAGCTGGCGAACGGGGTACTTGTACTTGGCGCCGCCTGGCGCCACTTCCGATTCCAGGCCTTCCTGGTGGACTCGGGCAATGCGGGCCACCCTGCCCGCCCAGCCGATGGCCAGGCCGTCCGCGTCGGTGTCGATCTGCAGCAGCTTGGCGGTGCGCAGCTTGGCGAACATGGCGCGGCGCTTGATGCGGCCGCCCTTCTCCCTCAATTTCTTCCCCTGCAGCGCCCTCGGTTTGCGCGGCGCAAAGGCGCTGCCGTCCGGGTTGCGCTGGGCCGCGATGCGCTGCTGCTGACTCTTGCGCAACGCGCGGCCGATATCCATGGCGGCCTGGCGCCGTCCTGCAGGGCTCAGGCGGGCCAGCAGCGGCCCGGCCCAGCTTTCCAGTGCGTCCAGGTCATCCATGTCACAGCAGGCCCGTGCGGGTCCATTCCGGGGCTTCCTCGGCCACGTGCTGGATCTGGCGCGCGCCGGCCTGGTCGGTCGTGACGCGCACGTCCTCGGTCAGCGGCAGCTTGATGGACAGGTCAAAGGCGTCATGGTTGACGATATCGACCTCGAAAGTGATGTTGTTGCGTTCGTCGTTGACCGCCAGCAGCTCCGGCTGGTTGACGCTGGCCCAGGCCAGCAGCGCGGCCATGGCCTCGTCGGCGCCGCCGTTCATGTCGGTCAGGATCAGATTGCCGGTGTAGTGGTACACGAACGACAGCGAGCCGGTGCCATGCGCCACCACCCTGCCCTCGTCCGCGAATACGTGCAGCTTGCTGGGATCCTTGGCCAGCTCCGGGATGGCGCCCTTGACCACTTCGCGCAGCGCCGCCAGCTTAATCATGGCCCAGCCCTTCCGCCTGGTCTTTCGCCTGGCAATCCACAATGGTGTCCACCACGGCCGCGCATTGCGCCCACGCGCCCTCGGCCTGGTCCACGGCGGCGTTCATGTCGCCGTTATTCCTCACCCGCACGGCGGGCAGGCTGCAGGGCTGCACCCTGGGACAAGAGCTGGCGATAAGACGCGGCGCCGGTAAGGGTGCCGTGGTCGCGCAGCCTGACAACATCAGCAGGGACAGGCACAGCGGCCCAGGCGCGAATCTCAGCGTTTTCATCTTGCAGTTTCCTCATTTGGATTTCACGGGTGGTTGCCAGCTGCTGCAGGGCCGTTTTCTGGCCGTCCAGGCTGGCCGCCAGGCGGGACTGTGCCGCGCCCAACGTGCGCAGCGTCAGGATGGTGGCGTCACGGTCGGCAATGCCCTGGCGGGCCTGTGCGGCCGCGCTCTCGGCCACTTCCGCCTGCAGCTGCAGGTAGCGGGTGTAGGTGTAGGCGCCGAAGGCCACAGCGGCCAGCAGGACGCCGCGCAGGGCCTTGCTGGCCAGGTCGGCGGCCAGGGTTGCCGCTGGGGCGATCACGCGGCCACCTCGTCCAGTGCGGCGTACTTGTCATAGGCGCGGGCCAGCTTGACGTCGTACAGGTTGGCGGCGTAGTCCGGCCCGTTGTAGCCCTTGGCGAAGGCTGGCCACTTGCGGGCCTTCAAGGCGGCCAGCAGCGGGGCCTCGTGGGCGATGAAGCGCACGAAGGCGTCCAGGTGGCTGGCCTCGTCCTGCTGCATCAGGCGCACGAAGTCGGACGCGCTGGCGTAGCCCAGGGCGTTCCAGTGGTAGCCCATCACCTGAAAGGCGCCCCAGCTGGCCGACTCGTAGGCCGCCGCCAGGTGGATCTGCTTGGCCGTTTCCAGTCGGATGTACTCGGCGGCGCCGCCGTGGTAGCCGCCGCGCTCCTGGGCGCAGATGTTCGGCCACTTGGCCGCGATGGGTTCCGGGTCGATGCCATGCTCCTGCAGCTGCTTGTAGAACACGTGGCGCTCAAACAGGATCACGGGGCGGCCGTCCGGCAAGAAGCCCTGGCCGCGCGACTCCACCTCGTTGACGGCGCGCACGCTGGCCAGGTTCACGCCCAGCTGGTCGGCCGCGCGCACCAGGTCGGCGGCCGCCAGGTGTTTGGGCTGGTAGGAACCCATCAGGGCCATGAAGGATTTGGGGCCGAAGATGCCGTCGACCACCAGGCCCTTTTCCGCCTGCAGGAGCATCACGGCGCCCACGGTGGGCTCGTCGTACACGCTGGTGGTGACTACCTGGTAGCCGGCTTGCCGCAGGCGGTCCTGCAGCTGTGCTACCTCGGCGCCGTGGCTACCTGGTCGAATGGATACAGCGATCATTTTTCACTCCGTAGAAGGCGCGCGACATTGCCGCGCGACCGGACAATAAACAGGGCCAGCAGCGCAGCGCGGCCCGCTTCAAAGTAGTTGACCGCCTTGGCGTGCAGCAGCAGCTCGATGGCGGATCCGCCCAGCACCACCAGCAGGCCGTAGGCCATCCAGGACACGTGGTGACGGTGGCGGGCGCCGTCGCGCTCGTACAGCAGCAGCGCGAAGATGGCCACGGTATAGGCCGCCATGGCGATGACGGCGGCGGGGTTCTGTACCACGTCAGCCTCCTTTCTTGCCGAACAGGCTTAACAGGTCGAACGTCTTCAAGCGCTCGATCAGCTGCAGGGCGATCACGATGGCGCAGGCGGCGCCGAAGAAGGCGGCCACGCCGGTGGATCGGATCGGGGTCCAGTTCACGATGTCCTGGGCGCCCTGGTAGCCGGCGATCATGGAAATGACCAGGTACGCCAGGCGCTTGACCAGGTTCAGGTCTTTGCTGCTGACCACCAGCAGCGCGGCGCCGGCGAAGGCGCCGATCAGGGCGTTGCCGTCCACGCCGGGGAACAGCGCGGCCAGGCCGATGCCGGCGGTGGCCACGGTGACGGTGGAAGGGATGGGTTCGGCCACGGTTGGCTCCTTTCTAGTCCCACAGCCGCAGCAGCGTGGGGGTGTTGGTGGGTTGGGTGGTGGTGTCGGGCAGATCGACCTGCAGGCCGTGCGGCAGGATCGGCCCGTGGTCGGCCAGGCCGGGGTTTTGTTCCAGGACGATTTCCACCACGCCCTGGGAGCGGCCCAGGTGGCGGAAGCACAGCGCGTCCACGGTGTCGCCTTGGCGGGTGATGACGCGCATCAGATCAGCTCCACGGTGGCGCGGGGCAAGCCCAGGAAGTCACGGATGGCCCACTTGGCGGCGCGGCGCTCGTCGTCCACCAGCTGCTGCAGCTTGTCGGCCTCGTCCACGCCGGACTTGGTGGCGTCGAAGTTGCGGAACTGCTCGTTCAGGTCGGCCTTGACCGTGCGGTGGATGGCGGCCAGGTAGCGGCGCAGCTGCACCGCCTCGCCGCCAATCTTGGGTTCCAGCTGGTCCAGCGAGGTGACGCCGGCCGCCAGGCGGTCGGCCTTCCAGCCGGCCAGCTCGTCGTTGACGTGGATGACGGCGTCGACCACGGCATTGCGCAGGCGCAGGATGGTCACGGTGCCGTCCAGGCGCACGCTGTCGCGCAGGCGCTGCAGGTCGATATCGGGGAAAAAGCCGTCATTGGCCACAGTGGCGTCCTCTGGCGGCGGGTTCGGCGCGCTGGCTGGTTCGGTGGCAATGAAGGTCATGGGGTGTTCTCAGGGTAAGCGGGCGGTGGGCCAGGCATCGGATGGACCGGGCAAAGCCCTGCCATCGTCCGCCTGGCGCCGCCCAGGCCGGGGGGCTCGTTACGCGCCGGCGGGATCCTTCCCGCCAGCGCCCAGCTGCTTGCGCAGCCGGGC